TTTTTGGTTAGCTTATAGCCCGCTTCGCGCGTTATATCCGTTTTCCTTCGGTTGTTAAATCCCTTGCCGCATTGGGTTTTAATGACTTTTCCTTGTCTGGGAGAACGAGTTAGACTATATTATACCTAAGCTAGCGGCTGTGGCTGCCGGAACCATAATTTCGGGTATTAAGAAAGTTGCCAAGCCAGCTGCAACTGCGGCTGTAACTACTCCTGTACCTATTAACAAATTTCTAGCTAAATGAGATTCGGGTTGTTGCTGTAGTTGTTAATGAATTCCTGCAATGGCTGATCCTTTAGTTGAGATTTCTCTCTGGGCAAATTTAATTGCTCCCATGTCCGTAGTGGCATGGGTGTCAGCCAGAGGATAAAATGCTGATGTGCTGGATGGAACTATTTCCACACAGACGCATGTTTCTATTGAGAAACTGGCATCCGCATTAACACTATCGAGCAATACACACATTCCTGTCCAATCATTGTCGTATGCAAAGATATTTGGCAAATTTGTTGTAGTTTCAAAGAACAGATCATACAAATTTACTACTGTTGTAGACGACATAGATGTTGCGGTGACCACTAAAGGAGGTACATTCGCAACTGGTACAAACTTATACACATCCGTTTTGTGAGGTAATCTGAGAGTCATTCCCTGCTCTGGTCTAGCGGAAGCCGCTGACGCAGGTACGGTAGTGCTTCCAGACCCGTCAAACAAAAGGATTTGAGTTCCTATGGGCACACTCCTAGTCCAAAGCGTTCCTGTTCCGAACACCTGTCCTGATATCCCAGTGGCGGGCTGAGTGGATGTGGCCGAATAGGTTGTGATCTCGCCGCCTTCGGACAAAGACGATTCTGCCTCCCATGCTCTGACTACTCCCGAGCAGGTATTCACAGGACCCGTATATCTAATTGCATGAGTTTGCGACACTATTCGAATAGTAGACGCAGTGTAAAGATCAAATCCATTAGATTGTGAACCAGGTGCTGTGTAAATTTTGGGTAATCCAGCAAAAGTGGCTGGCATTCCAAACCCAGCTCCTATGAGGCCAGGGTTCAAAGGGATATTAAATCCGTTCAAAACCATGTCGCCACTAGTTGGAGACATGACCATTCCAGGGCATGGCAACCACGGGTTAAAAAGCAAATTTGCTGTTTTAGGACCCATTCCGGTAAAAGACAGTCTATCTATAGCATAGAAGCACATGCGCAGGGCCTTCGTTGGATTTCCATCAGGTACTCTAGGCAAAGACCTAGGCACACAACAACTTAGCCTCGCTTGAACGTAAGGCTTGCTTGCTTGTTTGCCTTGCATGTTCATGTTGTTCATGCTCTTTGTTAAATTATTAATTATGGTAGCGGTACTGCGCGGTTTAGCGCTGTCTCCGCTTTTGGTTTTATTCTTTTTAGCTTGGCGCCTTTTAGCTCGCTTCTCAGCTATTTTCTTAGCTTGAGCTTCGGTTAAAGGTCTAACAAGTTTTCTCTGTTTTCCAGGCATTGTTTTATCGATTTATTTGAGCCCCTCCTGCTCATCAGGACTAAGGTTCAGGCTGTCGATGAAGTCTGCAATTTTGGGAAAATCTGGGTGATATTCTAGTTGGTCATGCAGTTGCATAAGCTGCATGTCATAATCAAAACCACTCTTAAATTTAGAGTGCAAGAAATTCATCACCATCTTCCCTGCATTTAGAGGGAAGGAGACTCCATCTTGGTACCAGCGAGAACAGAATTCGAACCCGCCTTCAACCTTTTGATAGTCCTTGAGTTTCCACCCCAAATGTTCATATATTAACTTAGCATCCGTCACAAAGGATTCAACAGTATCATCGCCAGCTGCTATGACTTTGTCAGAGCCGACGTGAAAAGCTAGCAAAACTCTCATAAAAGAGTTATCTCTGCTTGTTTTATACTTTCCCGAATTTACAATTCCTCTGTATGTTGGGGCAACCATCAATCCATCTGAAAATTGGTAGATCGATTCAGACTCAATCATCGGTTCCAAAGTGACAAGCTTAACCCAATCGGGTGAAGGATTGGTACAAAGCTTAATTTTTGCTTTGACACAGTCCTCCATCAACCAATATTTGCAACTCCAATCCCATTTATTAATATCAGCATAAGCCATATTGGGATGAGACATAATATCGTCATAAACCTTTTGGTTGTCTTCTTTGGAAAATCCAATGCCTGGTTTGGAAGGAATTTTGCTCCAATTAGCTATTTCTAGTTTGTGTAGTGGAGCATTAAGCAACATTTCTATTGCTTTGTCAACAATTGATACTGACATTATAAGTCTAAACCTTCCTTCCTGGAGCTTAGTCTTTTTGTGAGGCTCATTTTTAACAAATACCCTCACCGGATCGCAAAGGCCGCAATCTATTCTTTGCTTGCGGCTCATTCGCTGTACTTCTTCTAGTGATAACTTCAGCCTTAGCTCAATCCGATCTAGGACCAAGTCATTAAACTCTTGTCCTAACCGCGAGAGCAGCGTGTCGTTACGCATTGCTTCTATCGCATAAGGAGATCCAGGACTGGAGTCAGGCTTTATTAAAGCCTTGATCTCATCTAGTTTATCACTCCACAGTTCTCTATTGTAACTGGTGAGGTACTCAGGCAAGGTGTGTTTGATATAATGAGGGAGAACCAGACTTAAGGCCTTTTCTCTTGATTCCTCGTCCGGTGGGAGGCAATCAACAAAGGCATCACACTGCAGCTTGAAACTTACTTTTTCTGCGGTGGCGCTTCTACTGGGCCAGCCGTACTTGTTGAACTCTGGGAACCTAGCAAGTGCTGTTTTCCATTCTTTGGTTTCAACTTGTTCTTTTGGGCTTCTAAAAGTGCAATAAGATCGTCCAATACATCTGGATTGGTTTGAGAAAGGTTTTGGTCCATCGAACCACCTGTACCACGAGCCCCACCTCTCAGTGGGGCTTGGGAGTTTAAAGAGTTCTCGGACGTTCGCTTACGGCGTGGTCTTTTCCTCTTTTTCTCAGGCACAACTGTCTCTTTGACGGTTTTATCCAATTTGGTGTTGGCATCTGTTGCTACAGTAAAGTAAGGATTCCTTTCACCGAACTTTCCAACCCTCACACTTTTAGCCACAACCAATGTATCTTTAACTTGGTTGGAGCTATAAGGTAATTTAGTTTTTACCACTGCGGTATAGGGTTGTACTGGTTTTGTGTCTAATGCTTGTGCTAATTGTTTAGTCATAGCAACTTTCTTGGGCAGATTAGTAGATTGCTTTTTCAGATCCTCGGCATTTTTCTTCCGATCTTCTACTGGAGTATTCCAGGAAGCTTGATCCATATTTAAAGACTTTTCTACAATGTTTTCAAAGTTGTATTGCTTCCTAAGCTGGCCTATGACCATCTCGCTAATTTTGCTGATCAATTCTGCCGGCAAATTTGGCAAACTGGCTTGCACTGCTACTTCGGTCTCTTTGAGATCGTTTTCTGTTAGCGGCTTTCTCAAAGCATAGCCACAGGCTTTGCAATTGTAGCCAGCTTTTAAGTGCAATAGACCACACTTAGAGCAACTCCAGGGACTTTCCTTCCTGAAACGGTCCCCTTTGATCCTATGCTGGATCCTGCCCATTTCTGTTTCTGCAGATTTCATTCTAAACACTTTCCGATCTTCTCGGTGTGCTCGTCGGTCCTCATCCAAGTCCCGCATTTGCTCAGCCCAGGTCATTTGGCCAACATCTTCGCCACGCCTGGGTGTGAACTCTATATAGTGCATTTCTTCATCAAAATCTTCAAATTCTGAATAATCCCATTCCTGGTCTAAAAACTCATCCAACGGCACCTCTTCAAATGCTGGGGCAGACGCAAGTACGTCCGTATTCGTTGGAGATTCTTTGCCATACTTACGAAAGAACGGAGGAACAACCCCGACATTAAATAATCCATCAGGAGAGGCTTCTACATGTACGCCTACTATCCTGTGGTGAATGTCCAAAATGGGTGCTCCTGAAGATCCCACTATAGTGCTAGCTGGGTACTTGATATGCCACGGTTTTTCCGATTTTACAGGAATCGCTCTAGTGTACACCGGTTTATTTTCCATGTACTGGAAAATTGCGACTCCACTTCCCATGGCTAGACGTTCGGAAATTTTTCCAATCTTCAATTGCAACTTTGACAGCACGGGAAGGGGAACACGAAGAACTATATAGTCTAATTTTTCTGATGGCGAGCATGACAAAATGTCTGCTCTAATTTGACTAAGCTCTATTTCAAACCTCCCTTTACAAACCTTAATTATCGAATTTTGGTTGTATTCCAATATGTGGTATGCCGTCAACAAACAAATCTCACCGTGATAGCGTATGCAACTATAATGCCCAATAACTGTATCATCGATTTTAAAAACTCCTTGAAAATCAGGAAGTTTATCGGTAGTTCTAGGCACTGACTTAACTATCATCGTTTCTTTAAAGTTTAGATCGCCGTTTAATCTCTTTGGCTCTCTAACTAAGTGAGCTTTGATTTGATCTGCTTCGTCATCTATGTAAACCCTAGTGTTGTCATCCGCGGCTACGTATACTCCGTTGTCGTCATACTTAAGCCGAGAATAAATTCTCTTAATTTGTATTGGACCATCACTTTCTACAACCTCCATTTCTTCATCATATTTGGATGCTTCTCGTTTCTTGAGATAACGAATGAAACAATTTCGGAGAGAAATGAAGGGAGTTGTGGCGCACATTAACATGCAACATGTTGTTCTGCTTGTCACCCTAATAATTAAAGAGAACGGGAAACACACGCAACGAAACACAATTGCAATGATTGGCCATAAGAGCTTCAGAATGAATATACCAGCTACAAACAGTATCAATGCAAGGATCGCTAGAATACCTAGTCCAAGCTTACTGTGAGTCATGGTGTCCAATGGGTGCTCAATGGCCTCACGAATCTCATTCGCAACTATTTCCGTTTCCAAGGAGGCATTTGCGATAACTTGCTTGACCTCCTCTACCACTTGCAAAATCTTATCAGCAAGGGCTCCGTCCATATAAGGTTTTCCCTTATCATCCCACGTTTCCTGGGCCTCCCAAGGGCCAAAACCTTCACGTTTGGCCCTCTGAGCAAGAAGTGGGGATACCACTAAAATAAGTAAAAGAAAAACAAACATATTTTAATATTTGAATAAAATCTTTAATAGAATATTTTCTAAATCTTGTTTATAGCGGTAACGGCTTTCGAAGTGTA